CTAGCCTAATTCAATAACCTGAATCAAACCCGCGCTCGGGGCTCCTCCCGATGCCGAGCCCAACGCATAAACTTCATAGGTGTGGCTAGCAGCGGTAGGCGCATCGAGGAAGGTCCACGACACTCCCACGTACGCCGACGTGGCGCTGACTGTGACCGTCGGCCATTGATGAATCGAGCTGCCGTCGCGGTACAGGTAAAATGTGACGTTGTTGGGCGCCGCCGAGCTTGAGAGCGAAAACTCTACGTGTACCTCGACATTGTTGCCCTTGGTGGTCACGGTCACGCTGTTAGGCAGTGCAGTGGCAGAGGTTGAACTGATCGGCGTCCCCGAAGTTATAGTGCTTTGCGTGACATTTTTGAGCACCAAATTGCTCGCAGAGGTCACAGCGTTGTTCAAAATAGAGCCGGTGGGGGGGGCGGTGCCACCGGCCGGCACTGCGTAACGGTAGCCCGTCGAGTCGGCGACGTAGTAAAGATTCTCATTGACGTGGGCAGAAGCGAAGTTAATCAGTGGGCGATTCTGGCCGTCCACCGAAAGCACCCCGTTCAAGCTGCCTGCATTTGTAACCGCATAGCGGCCTGTACCATCGGGTAGGTTGGCCAGTGTCTTCCCAATGTGGCCCGCCTGCGTGAAGTCAATCAGGGCGCGATTATTTCCATCAATCGACGCCACACCGTTCAGACTGCCGGCGTTGACGACCCCATACCGGCCGCCACCGTCGGCCACGTTGGCCAGCGTCTTCCCGATGACGCCGCTTTTTGAGAGATCCACCTGGCCCGAAGTGAGGGCACTGCCGAGCGGCCGAGCATAAGTCGAGCCATCCGCAACATTGTCGAGACTTGCAGGACCTAGCAGTTGCCAAATCGAGCTGTTTGAACCGGGCGCCACGTTGGTCGAATTCTGAAGGGCCAGCCAGACGTTGCCTAGATTAGTAACATGCTGCCCCTGCAAGTAGTGCGTCAGGGCGCTCCAGGCCCCTTGCAGCGTATACGGCACCCCATTGACAAGCGAACTTGCACCCGGCAGTGCATAGCTGCTACCCACAGGCGTGATCTCATTGTCGATCAAAGCCACGCGCGCCAGGTGCGGCTGCGCTACGTCGGCGCCGTGCGCCCCACCACCTGAATCGTAGCGGACACAAGGATAGAACATTAGATAAGCGGTGTTGGCCGGCGCCGTGGCTGAAACCGTGTATTGCGCCCAGGAGGTCGACGTCGTCGGTGTCGAATAGACTGATGCCAGTTGGTTCCCGGCCCCATCGTAAAAATTGATGGCGAGGCCCGCGGCAAACGTGCCATCACTCAAGAGATAAGCCGAAGCAAAAAAAGAATCACCCGGATTCGCCTTGAACTTCAGGGCATGGATCGCGCAGGCATAAAGAGCGGACCCGATCACATCCAGTGATTTCCCGTTAGTAATCGGCGAGAGAGAAGAGACGGAAAGAGACGCCCCATTCCCGGGGATCCAGCCCGTCGTGCCCGAAAGGAAATTCGCGTTTCCAAGACTCAGCGCCGAGCCCGCATTCTGCGCGGGGATGATCGTATCCTGGCCGCTTACGATGGCGTCGGAAGTGACCGGACCGACAAGCTGCCAGTAAGCGGGACTGATGTCCGGCTCCTCGCCGGTGTTGGCGACGACGCACTTGTAATAATTGGCGGCGCTTGCGCCGCTGGTAACGTAATAAACCGTGACCTGCACGCTGTTCAGTTGGATGGTCGCGCCATTGCCCGGAAGCTGCGTGCACTGGCAGCCAAGCATCACGCCAAAGCCAGAGGCTTGGAGCTGTGACAAAAGAGCTGTCGCGAGGTTCCAGAGGTCCGTGGAGGACCCGTAGCTCTGGGGCGTCGCAGTGCCGGGCCAAGCGCCGGTCGGATACGCCGGGGCGCGATTGCCCGGCGTCCCGGTCAGCCCCAACAGTGTGATCGTGTCGAAATAAACCGCGCTCGTGCCACCTGTCTGCTGATTCTTCAGCGTGGCCTTGATGCCAGTGATCGCCGCGCCCGCGGGAATAGCGCTTAAACCGGTGAAATTCGTGAGTTCGAGGAAGTCCGATTGGTTGACGCTATTGCTGCTGCCGTAGAGCGTGGCTGTGGCCCAAGCGGAAGTCCCCTCCGCGTTTACAGGATTGCTCCAGGTATTCTGCGTCAGCCCGGCGCGATGCACCGAAGCCGCACTGGCCGGGCTCGCGGTGACGCTACCCGCGCCGCTGGCGCTCGACGTGTAGGTAACCTCATCGCCCACGTTGTACGCAGTGCCAGCGTTCCACGGCCCGATCGGGTTGCTGGAGGGCACAGTGACGGGGCCGACAAGCTGCCAGTATGACGGGCTTGTATCCGGCTCCTCGTTCGAGTTCTGCACAAGGCACGAGTAGTAATTGCCGCCGTAGGTGACCTCGTTTCCAGGGTCATAATAGAAGGTTGGCGACCAGGCCCCGATCAGCACGTTGTTTTGTGATTGCACGCTGGCGCTGGTGGGACCGACGAGCTGCCAGTTGGAATTCGTGGCCGATGGCTGGCTGTTGATGTTGGACCCTACGCAGACCCAGAAGTTCCCGCCGTAGGTGACCTCATTGCCGTTCACATAGCCTGTCGTCGCATTCCATGCCCCGACAAAAATCTGCGAGCCGGGCAGGTAGGAGGCATTCGCGGGCCCCATCACCAACCAATCGGTGGGGCTGGACGCCGGGGTGACGTTGGTGTTGGCCACCAGGCACAAGTAGACGTTGCCGTTGTAGCTGACCGACTGCCCTTCGATGTATGCCGTGGATGACGACCATGGCCCTGCGTAGGAAATCCCGGTGATATTCTGCCAATCGGTAGCGCTCGACGTGGGCGTGACGTTGGTGTTGCCCACCAGACAAAGGTAAATCGAGCCGTTATAGCTGACTTCCTGCCCCACCACGTAAGCGGTGCTGGATGACCAGGCGCCCGTGAATTCCGACTGCGAGCCAATGATCTGCCAGTTCGAATTCCCAAGCGCCGGCGCCGAGTTCGTGTTCCCGGCGACGCAAAGCCAGACGGAGTTTGTATAGCTCACCATCTGGCCGATCACGTAGGCGGTCGAGCTCGACCATGCGCCTAGCCAGGTCAAGCCTCCGCCTTCTTTTTGCCAGTAGGTTGGGCTGGTGTCGGGCTCTTCATTGGTGTTGGCGGTCAGGCAGAGATACAGGGCGCCGTTGTAGATCACTTCCTGCCCGATGATGTAGGCCGTGGAAGAACTCCAGGCGCCTTCGAACTGCGAGCCGCTGCCCACCAGTTGCCAGTTGCTGTTGGACAGGGAGGGGATCGAGTTTAGATTCGCGGTGACGCAGGTCCAATAGTCGCCGCTGTAGGTGACCTCATTGCCCGCCACGTAAGTCGTCGTGGCATTCCACGCCCCAAGAAACGTCTGAACGCCGATCTGCGAGACGTTTTGCAGCGAGACGTTATCGACGATCGCGAACATCACGTCGTCGTTGCCCGTCCAGTTGCCGCCCGAATAGCCGCTATCAACGGGGCTCCAGAGATCAATCTCCACGTAAAGGAAGCATGGGACGAAATCAAGAGTAACCGCCGTCATGGCCGGGTAGCTGAAGAGCACGGACTGGCCCATGCCGGTTTGCACGTTGGTCGCGCCAGAGGCCGGAATCTGGAAATTATAAGGCCCAAAGCTCTGGAGCGTGGTGGTGAGTGAGGATCCAGGATTGTCGCTCAAGTTTGTGCCCGGTGGCTCCGTCATGTTGTTCGGCTGGGTAGTCCAGAGGAGCTCGAAGGCCGTGTCGTTCGCGAGGTTCTCATCGAGCAAATGGATGCGGCAATAGAAGCCGTAATCGATTACCCGCGGGCTGGCCTTGGCGACGAACTGAAAAGCGTACGTGCCCGCGGACCAGATGGGGATGATGGTCGAGACGAAACTGCCGCGATTGACGGCATTGGTCGAGCGGCCGCTGAGCGTCGTGCCGGAAACTTGGCAGCCCACGCCCTGTGCAAAATTGCTGCCCGGCACGATGCCCGCTTCCTCGCTAAAGACTACCGTGCCCTGCTGCTGGCGCACATACCAATCGAGCGCCATGCCGGCGATCGCGACGGCCGCACCGCCGGCCACGCGCTGAAGCTGAAAATTGCCGTTGGGGATCAAGTTGCCGGATCCGGGCGGCGCGGGATTCACGTTCGAGATCAGAAGCTCGGCTGCCTGTAACTCGGTTTCATGCTGGCGCGACTGGATCACGGCCACATTGACGGTGGGCACGCCCCACGGGCCGCCACTCGGCATGTTCGAGTAAACCGGGGAGCCGGGGTAGCCGTACATGGCCGTTGCGATCGAGGTTGAACCGCCGGCCGCCGCCAGGATGGGAAGCACCAAAACCAGTGCCCAGGAAAAACCAGGACCCGTGCGATAGTAATCCGTCCGCGTGCACACCAGGCCATTTTGCGGGTTCACCTGGACGGAGAAATCGCGCAAATCGCCCGCCGCCGCGCCGGTGTTGGTCCACCAGAAGACGTACTGGCACTCCGCCTGCGAATAGTCGTAAGAGTCCCACGCGCTCGCCGGGCATGGCACCGTGGTGTCCGGCCCGACGGTGAATTGCATGGAAATTTCTGGCCGCAGAATGCCGAATTTGGCATTTTCATTGATGTTTTGTATCGTGGCTTGCGGCAGGGTGACTCCGCTCAAAACATTGTCTGTGTTAAAGTCCACGAACTGTGCGCCACCCGGTGAAGCCATTGTGCCGCCGAGAGCGCGGGATGCGAAGACGGCCACAAATAAGGCGCCGTCGGCGTAGGGCGCATCGGAAAACCAGACCGCGTTGTACACGTAGCCGCATCCCCTGGTGGGAGTGCCGGGCGCGGCCAGGGCGGGCTCCTGGGCCTCGGCAGGGGGTGTGGAAGTGAAGTTCCAATTGGTGTAGACCGTCGCTCCGGTTTCATCGGCCGGCTGTGTGCCGTTAGGCAGTTGCGAGACGCTGTTCGGCGCGGTGGCCGTGATGTTCTTTGAGAGCGCGCGAATATCGCCCTGCCCGGACGTCCAGACGATGTTGACTCCTTTCTGAACGGGATAAGCAAGCGTAGTGTAAAAGAAGGGCATTACAGCATAGATTTCCGCCGCCGAGTACTCATACCCATCGAACGGCGAAACCGGCAGGGGAACCTGCTGACCGTAAGTAAAGCCCGCGCCGGCGATGTTCCAAATCACCGAGCCATCCTCGACCTGGCTCGCATTGTTGGGCGTGGAGGGCCACGGGCCCGGCTCGATCAGGCCCGTCTCGCCGGCATTCGCGGCAACGTACCAGCACCCATTCGCCCAACGGCCGGTAGGCTGCACGAGCTGCCCCTCGGTCACCGTCATCCCCGGCCGCCACGCGCCCGCTCCGGAGGGATTCAGCAAAAACACTTCCGTACGAACAGTCGAGAGCTTGGCGTTGGCATTGAGTTGGCGCAGGATGGTCTGGGCGAGAGGCGCGTTCTCGGCAAAATCCGAGGCTGGGAGATCGGTATATTTGGGCGCGATCGGCGTGGGAACGGCCGTGGGCGTATAAACCGCGCCACTCGATTGCCCGGTCCAGGTGTGCGTGGCGTCAGGCGTGCCCATCACCGCGGCGAGCACGCTCAGGGGATTGCCGCCGCCTGGCAGCGCCGAGCCGGGATCCACGTAAGCCGTGGCGTTGGTCGACGTCTGGATGATGCGCTCGCCCAGGATAAAAGTGCCGCTCGTAAGCGAGCCCGCCACCGTCGCGGTCATTTTGCGAAGCTGGCGGCCGCGTATGCCCACCGTGGTTACCAGCAGCACGCCGTCATTCGTAGGCGCGCCGGCGCCGCCCGGCACGTAATAATAGGTCTCGCAGTTCACCAGGCCCGATTCCTGCGCGACGTAGTGCCGCAACCACAGCAGGCCACCCGATGCCGAGGGCACGCCGTTGCCCTGATTCGTCGTGTTGACGGTTTCCCAGATGTAAAAGACTTCCTCCTGGGGATAGTTATATTGGTCAACCGGGGAAACGAAGGGCCGCACCGTCTGGCCATGCGTGTAGGTGCCCTGGTCGAACTCCGGCATCACGCAGCCCGCCGCGCAATTGTCCTTGATGGCGGACATGATGAAGCCCGACGCCACGCTCTGATTCGCGGTGATCAGCGTCTCAGGGACGTCAGAAAAGCCCGGAGGTTCGACGAGTGTCAGAGGCATAGAGGAAACTCGAAACTGGAAACTGGAAGCAACTAGTTCGTTTCTCTCTTTGAGCCGTCGGGCACCAGCGCGATTCTCTTCCCCAGATCGGGATGCGTAGCTGCCAAGGGACCTGTCTGAGCCGGCATCAGGGCCAGCACGTCATCCAAATGCAGACACTCCTTCAGATTGGGGCATGGATCACTGGGCTTCGTCACCGCGATTTTGCCGTTGCAGTAGTCATTTCCCGGGCTTGCATCATAGAGAATCCCGATCACAGGGCCGCCGTAGCCGAACAAGACCACCCTGTCGCCATTTTTTGCTTCACGTCCGTTTGCGTAATGCATGTTTTCCTGCTTTCTCTCCCCTAAGGGAGCGGGCTATATAATTCCCTACCAGAGCGTGTGCGCGGGATCGCCGTTCGAGTACTTGTTGTTCGACCCACACACGAAAAAATAAGTCGATTTCTGAAGACTGCTGGCGCTCGTATAGGCCGGGGTCGCGTCCGGCGCGATTTCCCAGGAGTTCGTCGCGAGCTGCCAAGAGACGTGCAGAAGATCGATATCGACCGTCGCGCCCGCCAACTGCTTGCGCGTGCCAATGACTTCCCAGAGCGTGCCCGTCACGCCGAGGTTTGAGCCCGCATCGCGCAGCGCGGCGGGGAACTTGCCATTCGGAATTTGCGGATGCGTGATGAGCAGCTTGTCTCCCACCTCCAGGCGCAAGCAGGGTGCAAAGCCCCGGGGCTTGAGCGTCAACGGCTTCAGTCCATAGCGCCGGAAAATCATGTTGGCCATCAGGTGCGCCAGGCGCATGCCGCCCAGCGCGCTGCGTACGCCCCGCGATTGAATCGCCCGCGCCTGAGCGAAACCATAAAGCGCCTCAGCCGGCGGATACACGTCCGCGAAAATGGTCCCGGCATTTTGCCCCTGTGAATCGCAATCCATGCGGTAGGTGAAGGCGCTCGTATACATCTGGCTTTCGATGGGCGACGGAAAGGTCTGCACATCGATGTCATCCTGTCCAAGCGTCAGCGCGGGAGTGGGAGGCACGGCCGGGAGCAGGCTGTAAGCGGAAAACTGGCCCAGGGCATTCCAGTACCACACGCACCCCAGCGCCTTCATGATCTCATTCTCGACCCAGTTCTTCGCGACGGGTGGATAGCTCACCTCAAACTGCATGTTGAGATCGAAGTAGATATTCTGGTCGAGATAGGCGAGCGAAGTGAGGCTGATGAGCGACGACGGGAAGCCCGCGTCTTCGAGAGCGGTCACGACGAGCCCAGCGCCCGCGTCGAACGGCCGCGCCCGCACGATGCAGGGATTGTTCGAGCCCGTCAGGGCGCCATTCTGTGCGGTGATAAAACAGAAACCATTGAGGAATAGAGCATTGTCACGAAGGCTGAAGGTCAGGACGTTGCCATCTTCTTCGTAGTCGGTATGATCGACGATCATGGTGGCGATTTGGCAGAAATCCGCAAGCGCCAGGCCCGCAAAGCCGAGCCACAGGATCGCCGTTTTACCCGGAAAAGAGTAGCCGCCCGCAATGTCCCCGGTGATGGCGTGGGCGTTGGCAGGCAACAGATCGCCATCGAGACAGGGTACCGAGACATCGGAAAGGTTCGAGGATCCTTCGAGATCGTTGACCGACTGCGCAAGCTCGACGGGATCGATCAGGACCCAGGGATAAGAGTTCGAAAGAAGTCCGGAGACATCGGCGCTCGCGAGGATCCGTGGATAGCCGCCGGAGTCGCTCAGGCTCGCCTTGCCGATCGTCAGGAGCAGGATCGGCTGCTGCGCGCTCGCGCTCGCCTGGTAGACGGCCGCTGCGGTTTGCCAGTTGGAGGTTGCGCTGATCATGAGATTAGAAACTGGAAATTAGAAACTGGAAAAGGGCCGTCAATTTCTGCTTTCCAATGCCGATCAGTTTGTCGCTCCTGAGAATGCTCCGCTTCGAACGCTGCCTCCCAACGGAAAATAGTCACTGAAAATCACGCTGCCGCTCTGCGTCACGGTCAGCCAATTGATTTGCGTTGTCCAAGGCAGACTAGAGTTGTTGATCGTGCCTGCGACCTGGCCCATGTACATATCGATCTTCACGTAAAGGCTGCCAGCGGGGACGTAGGATTCGACAATCGAGCAGGTCTGCGCTCCATCCACATACCAGGTCAGCGACGTGCCCGACACCCAGACCAGCTTGTAATCATGAAAGTTTTGAGTGGCATCGGTTACGGTCGCCGTGCACCCGTCATTGTGGCCTCCGGCAACGTGGATTTCCTGATTGATCGAAGTCGGAGTACCGAGAATCTCCGTCATATCGATCTCATTGTCGCCACCGACCACGGCCGCGTTGCAGTTGTTATCAGTTCCCGTGGGGTCGGAAGGCTGGCAAGACGAATCGTACAGCCATACCGCAGGCCACATGCCCGTGGAGCCGCCTCCACCGAACTTGCCGTAGAATTCAATAGTTCCGCTGCCGCTGAAGTTGAAACTGCGCATTGCGACGTAACCGGAAGTATAGCTGTAAGCAGCCGGAGACAGATCAATGCTGGCGCATGTTTGCGTTGCCTGCTGGGAGGCAATGAGCAGGCCGAGATTCCTGCCTACCCTGATGTTGCTGGCATTGAAGCATGCCAAGTCGGAGTTGCCGCTCCCAGCACGCTGGAAAACAATCCACTGTGGCCCTAAACCCGGCGGATTGTCGAATTCCATGAATGCCGCCACGTTGACCACGGCGCTTGAAGGCGCGGCTGACCAAGTTGGAGAATTGCCATTTGTACTGTTGGCAAGATAGGCGGTGTCCCCGGAAATCGTATAACCTTGGTTTATCGAGGTCACCGCAGAACTGGGATTGATGGCCTGAATGATGAAATCGTTCGCCCCCATGATGGTTGGAGCGACACCTCCAGTCTGGCTGAAGGCGAAAGGAACTTCAATCTGAACCGGGCCATTGGAATAGCTCACCTCATAGATCCATGCTTTGGGAGACGTCGCAGAGGCCGAAAGAGTGAAGGTCACGGTCGTTGAACCGGACGTGCTCGACAAGACGTAGGCAGCATCGATAGACCCCACGGTAGAGTTACTGGCGGAGAGCTGCACGTTTGCGTCCCCGCCCTGCCCTCCGGGGTGATACCAAGCCTGGGGTCCCGAGTTGAAGGCCCCCGTCGAGCCGCCGGACATGCCCGTAATCGTGATGCTTTGTGTGGCTGTTTGAATCACTCCGTAGAGCAAGTGGCCCGAGCCCGTAGAGGTAACCGTCACGGTGCACGATGAGCCCGTCGAGCAGGTCCCGGAGGAAATCGTCGGCGTCCCCCAGGTCGCCCAACATGGCACTGAGATTACGAGCCAAAGCAAGACTAGGAGTTTTCCCATTTGCCAGTCTTCTTCCCTACGGTTTAAAGGCCACGTAGACTACCCCGTATTCCATTGCAGCCCCTGGATTCGTCACGGAAATCGAGCCGGAGCTCGCGCCTGCGGTCGCAAGCACCCGCATTGTCATGCCTATATTGACACCATCCGCACTGCTCCCCGGAGTGCAAGTGAAGGCATTGCTTGGATTGTATGTTTCACACGCTACGTTGCTGAATGGGCTGCTCACGCTCATCTGAAGGGAATTTGGGGGGCCGGCTCGGTTATGTACGTTACCCGCAAGCATCAGCATCAGGTCGTTGTTCGTAGTCGTGGTAATGCTGCCGCTGGTTACCGGGCTCGTGAAACTCGTGTCGGACGTCGTAAAACCTCCGGACGGAGAGGTTGTGGCATCGAGCGTACAGGTGGCGCTGGAAGCCTCATAAATTACGACGGCTGCACCGACGCTTCCGGAGCCGTTCACCGTAAATTTCACGGTGTCCGCACCCGTAGCCGCCGTCACGACAGCACAGCCAAGTGCCATCGCGTCACCGTCAGTCGCCGCATTGACCGTGTATCCTGACGACGCCATGCCGCCGGACGTGAGGACGTTCCATGTGTTTCCCATCGTATCAGTAAACGCGATGGTATCGCTTGCGTTACTACCGTCAAAGAGCCATGCATAAACGGCGTCGCCGTGCGTCACGCTACTGCCAAAGGCCGCGCCGGTAGAACCCAAGCTGGCTGATCCATTGGCCTGCACGTATGTAGGAACCGCGCTGCCAGTCGCGGCCGTCGCTCCCGTGACGGACGGCCCGGGATTCTGCCAGCCGCCGTGCGAAGCAGCCGCAAGCCAAAGCATCAAGTTAAGAAAAATGCTCATCTCGCACCCACATTGAAGGTGATCGCGGAGTAAGTAATGCTGGTCGCGGTCTGATTGCAGACGATCCAACTGAGCGTGTTGGAGGCGGAAGGCCAAGCCTGAAACACCATTCCCCCCGTCGAGCCCCAGCCCGTGAGTGCGGATGGGCTTGCACTGTATCCCACGAGGGCGACCATCGAAGTCGTCAAGCCCGTCATCGTTACGGTGCTGGCGCTGGAGCAACTATTCGCGCCTTGCGTCCCCGAGCTGACCGTCACCGTGGTGTCTGCCACCGCTGGGCTTCCACCGTTCGCCACAGGGAGAACGCCACTCACATCGGTAGTCAAGACGACTGACCCGAAGGAACCGTTCCCCGAAGCGTTGCCGTGATAAACGGTCGTCGTCGTGCCCTCGTTGGCAAAATAGGCTGAGGCCAACGTAAGTGCAGTGCATGTTGGCGCTGCATTGTCTGAAATCGCTGTCAAAACTTGGTTGGTGCAACTTCCAGGGACAACTGCCGCCGAAACCGTCCCACTGGAATTTTTCACCTTCAGGGCGTTGTCGGTGGAATCGAACCACGCTGCGATATATCCGGAAGGGGGAGTACCGGGCGCCGTTCCTGTGGGGCCATACCAAAGGGCGCTTAGGCTTGATCCACTCACCTGCGCGGGGCCTAAAGGCTGTGCGTTAGAGCCGTCCCAAAAGAACGCCTGCTGCGTGCAAGTGGAAGCAGTCGGGAAAATGGTTGTGGCTGCGCTGAACCCCGTGGGCCAGGCGAAGGTCCACGAGCCGGTGGAATCCTGACAAATCTTGAACGCGAGATACTGCCCCGCTGCGGAAGACGCCAGAGTCGAACTGGTTACATTCCCGGTCAGAGTGATCGACCAGGAATTTACGGTGTCGCTCGATGCCGTAAATGTCGGCGTCGCGGAAAACGAGACTGCCGTATATTGCCCAGCGATGACGCCGCTCGTCGGAAATGTGGCCGTGGAATTCTGCCCCGTGCCACCATTGGCTGTGGGGAGCACGTTCTTTACCTGGCTGGTCAGGTCGATCAGGGTGGTCGCCCCAAGTGCGAACAGCCCCAAGCAGACAACCAGGAGCGCCACAAATCGTTTGTGATTCATAGGCCCCCCTAGTATCGATAGCTGGCAATAAACACGCTTCCGCTCGGACAGGAATTCACCAGGGTGATGGTCGAGCTGGCGAGCGTATAATCCGCTCCACCTGCGGTCAGAAGCTGGCCGTTGTCAAACAAGTTCAAACTCGCAGCGGGATTCGGTGCATGCGCGAGCGTCAGGTTGGTGGTCGGGCAGGTGCCGGTGGGTGTGGTGTTGTCGGCAAAATTCCCGGTTGCCCCGCCACTCGACATCGCGCCGCAGGGCACAGCCTGCGGGTTCAGTAATTGGTATTCCGTGCCATCGTAAATCACCTCTGCGAGCGCTGTGGCAGATAGGTCGTTCGCCACCAGCGCCGTCGCGCCGCACTTGGTAATGGCCGTGGCGGCCGTGCTGTTTATCGCCAGCGTCGGAGCGGCTGCTGTGTTCGCGGCATACGGCTTAAACCAAACCTTGATGCCCGTGGCAAGAGATGCCAGCGCCGGCGCAAGCGTCAAGGTTTGCGCTTGCGCGCTCCCCCCCGCTGCCCCGTAGAGATACTGACTCAAGGCCGCTTCGCTGATGCAGCTTACTGTTGTGCCCGTGGCGGAAAAATAACCGACAGAATTCGCCACGCTGCAATTCGAGACGGTGCCAGAGCCGCCGGAAGCGGTCTGGGGATTTTGCAGCTCGAAATTCGTTCCATCGTAAATCGCCCAGGCGATCGCGGTGGTCGTCAGGTCGTTTGCGGCGAGCGACGCCCCCCCGATCTTCACGATCGTGGTTGCTGTCAATCCGTTGACGGCCAGCGTAGGCCCGGCGCCGCTGTTTGCCGCGTTAGGCTTCCAAAATACGCTGAGGCCAGCAGCCAGCGCCGGAACCGCCGGAGAGAGCGTAGCTGTCTGTGCTTGCGCCGTGCCCGCCCCCGCCACGTACTGGCCCACGAGGTCCGCTGCGCCTATGGCGCTTGCGGATGGCGCCCCCGTCGAGCCGCTATTATTCCCAAACCAGTTGTGAGCGGAAAACGTCCCGGCATTCGTTCCACCGTTCGCCACCGGCAGGATGTTCTTTACCTGTGTTGTGAGGTCGATCTGGGTTACGGCCGCGACGCTCAAAAGTCCGATGGCCAGCGCCAGCGCCAGAACCAAACGCCGGGGAATCTGCCAGCCGGCCCGCCATGCGCCGTACATCCTATTCCCATGCACATCTCTGAATTGCATTGCATCCTCCTTAGTGGAGATACCAGCAGATCAAATTGCTCCCCGTGGTTGGCGGATAGAGAAAAGTGATCGTGCTGCCGCTCAGCGTAAAATCGTTCCCTGCTCCGGAATGGAGCGTAAGCCCGTTCAGTACTAAACGCAGGCTGCCCGCGATCGGACTGTAAGCCAGGCTGTACGTTTCATTGCTGCTGTTGATCTGTCCGCCCGGAACTTCCTCGTTTGACCAGGTTCCCGCGCCGCTCGGCGTGCTGCAAGTCCATCCCGTTCCCGACCAATTCGTGAATCCCACGCAGCCGGCGGGCGGCGTCACCTGGGATAATGGGAATTGGAAATTGACTGACGGAGGCGAGACTTGCACAATCGTCTGATAGGCCACCGGGCCGGTCGCCGGCACCTCCCAAATCTGGGTCGAATAGGAGCTTCCCGTCGTAGACGTCAGATTGAAGCTGACCTGGTAATAGTCACAGACGTTGGGAGGCGTGCATGACGCGGTGGCTGAGCCCGCGTTGGGAATCAGCCCCACCGAAAACTGGCCAGCGCTGATGGTTACATGGATCGGGGGCCCGGGCATCACGTTGTGTCCATCAGCACTCGTGAAGGCGACCGTGGGAACGATGGAGAGGAATCCGCTCGGAAGCGAGCCATCGGGGTTACTCAAACTTCCCGTGACCGTGGTCGTTACCTGGGCGAAGAGAGTGGAAGAAAAGAGCAAGGCAAAAGGCAAAAGTGAAAGCCGCCTATCCCTTAATCTCTTGTTCATCTCACACCCCTAAATAAATTGCCGCAACTTAAGCGATTGCAACTTGTAGCGCCCGGGCCCCTGGTAGAGCAGGTCGGCCGCATCGTTCATCAGGATGCACGTCACGAAGCCCGCTTGGGTCGAGTCCGGATAAAAATCGAATGGCGTGCGCTGGATGGCGGAGAGGCAAAAGTTAAACCAGGCAACCGCATCAGCAGACGGCACCCACGGCACCTCAAACGCAAACTGGATATCCACAAACTGCGTCATCGACTGCTGCTTGCCCGCACCCGACAGCGTGTCTTTGCCGTAGCGCTTCATGCTGAAGGCGGGAAACTGGCGGGCTGGGTAAGCGAAACTAAAAGCGGTTGGAGAGGGCAAGCCCAAGGCCGCCGAGGGATACACGATCTTGCCCGTTGCGCCGCCGGTGAGAAGTGAGAAGCTCATTTTTGCTCAATAGAGCGGCGCGTTCACGCCGCTCGACCCTTGCGAATTCAATTTGTAGAGCCCGACCGCGCTGCCCATGCCAAGCCACGCGGCCATTTGCTGCGCTCCATTCGCGGAGAGGCGCCCCTGGATCTGCACGATCGTCTGGCCGCTATCCCGGCCGCTGCCCCCGCCCGAACTGCCACCGCCCACGCGCTCGACGCCCTGGGCGCTTGCGCTGGAGCCAGCACCGGATGCGGCCGCCCCGGCTGCCCTGGCGCTTCCCCGGTGGCCACCTGACCCAGCCATCAGAGCGTATTCCGCCGCCGCTTCGAAGTGCAGCCCGGCGGCGATAATGGCGGCGGGATTAGGGGGCCATGCCCCTTCCGCCAGGCAAGCGATTCCTCGCGCGGTTTCCCAGACTGCTTCCACGCCCGCTTGCGCCCTGCGCCCGGCCACTAGGCCCGCCAAGCTTTTGGCGAGTCCTTCGGCCGAGGCGGCCGTGTCAGACTCCATAGCTTTCGCCGCCGCCTGTAAGGCGCTGGCCTGCTGTACGGCGGCTTGGGAGCTCTTTGCCATCTGCGAATCGAGGATGGCGAGATTACTAGTAGCGAGAGGGATCGCATCGATAGCCGCATCCATTGAGCTTTCCCAGAGGCGCACGCTCTGCACATCGACGTCTAAGCTTTTGGTCATGCCATCAATCGTGACCACGAACTGCTTCAGATTTTTCTCGTAGTCAAGAAAGGGGCCGCCTGCTCCGCCTTTGGCGCCGCGATGCCGACCGGCAAGCGCTTCGGCAATGCCTCCCGGAACGCTCTTGGCGGCCTCGCCCATCGCGGTGATTTCCGCTTTATAGGCTTCCATGGCCTGATGCTCTTGCGCCACCAGGTCCGTCGCGCGCTGCGCCAAGCGGTCAAGCTGCTTATCGAAAATCCCGCCCACGTTGATGAGCGAAAGGGCCTGTGCCTCCAAGCCGATTTCCAGGAGTTTTACTTCATAGTTGACCGTGTGCAGCTCGGCCATCCACTGGGCGAGCGCCGGGACCACCACGCTGCCGATCTTGAGGCCCAACCCGGATAATTCACCCTCAAGCCGGTGCATCTCGATGACGTAGGCATGCGCTTGCTTGGCCGCGTTCTCGTCGAAATAGATGCCGAACTTTTTCGCTTGCTCGATGGCGGGGCCGTAGCCCTGGCGGGCGAGCAGCTCCAGCACTTCCACATTCTGCTGCCATCCGCGTCCCATCAGGGCATTCAACGCCTGGTTTCGCTTTCCCACATCATTCAGCGCAAAGATGTGCTGAAGGACGATCTGAATCCGCTCATCCATCGGCTTCAGGCCAAGATTCGCGAGGTTCTGCGCGCCGCCCATCACTTGCGCGAGGACTTTGGCGGTAATCGCGCTCGGCTCCATTAGCGCGTTTTGCATGTTCACGCCTGCCCGCGAGAGGGCTACGGTGAGGGTGTCAAACGAGCCGCCCGTTTCCTTAGCAAGGGCTTTAATGGCGGAGATTTTATCCGCCGCGATCCCGGTTTTTTCCGATGCCTCGAAGACTTCATTGCCGGCCTCGGCGGCTTTGTTCGCCATTTCCAGCATGCCGCCACCCAGGCCCACAATCGCGCCCAGCGCGATGCCGGTGGGGCCGGTCATGGCGGTCATTGCCGATGACCAGGTACTCGAAATATTGCCCGACTCTGCGACACTGGCGGCATCGAGTTCCGCCATGGCTTTTTCGGCTTTGGTGGGATCAGCCGCAATATCAAAAATCAGGCCGAGCACGTCGGAAGGCATTTTACGAACGCCTCTCGGAGGAGTAGAATGGGGGCAGCAGGAGGACCGCCATGCACCTCGTCGTCGCCGCCGTCATCGTTGCTGTTGCCATCGCCTATCTTTCCGCTCCACTCAAACTGTGGACCATCGCGTCAGAACTAAAAGCCATTCGCAAATTGCTGGAAGAGCAGGCCAGGGTCACCACTCGATAACATTCCCGTCCTCACTCGCCCCACCGCGCGCCTTCCAGATTTGCTGCGCGCAGGTGAGGTCGAGCTGAAAATCCTCAACCCGCCCGCGCAGCATCTCGGACGGCCGGCAATGAAACAGCGCCGCCGCCTCCGCCAGAATCAGCAGATCGTGTTCGTTCTGGATGAAATCGATCGAGGTTGGCGCCATCCGCGTCAACCTCACCTCGAATGTAGGCGTTCAGGAACTGGCGGTCGGGTTCGAGCAGCAGCCGCGGATCGAGTTCGTCTGCGGCAGACGGCGTGAACGTCAGCTTCGGCGCTATGACCGCTTTTTGCAGCACCCGCCAGATCGCCAGCGCGTCCGCCGTGACGCGGTCCCGGTCTACGGCCCCGGCCGATGGCTCCGGGCTGATCCGGGCGGCCAGGGTCTGCGGGATCGCGGCCATCTCGACCGCGAAAGCGCGCGCCAGCGGCCGGCGAATCATCATGGGGAGGCCAGAAGGCAAAGCGACCTCCTTGGCGTCCTCGTAATTTTCCGCCTCAGCCGCCCGGCGCCGATAGTCCCGAACAATCTGCGCCCAATCCCGCTTGCCATCGGGCGCGGCCTCAGATTTCGGCCATTCAGGTTCCCACTGCTTCTCGCTCATTAGACTCTCGCTTTAAGCGGCCCGTGCGGCGCCACGCTGCCAGCCACGCCCGCGATCAGCGTAGGGGCAGGCCTTGTGCCTGCCCTTTCGCTGGGCAGCCAGCCGGGCGGCCACGAGGGCCGCCCCTACGCGCAATTACGTCTGGCGGTAAACCTTCCCGCCGCGATCTCCCACCGGGCGGTTCAGATCCGCGATAGCCTGGAAGGTAATTTTGTACGTCGTCTCTTTCCCGCGCTGGAAGGGCAGTTTGACCGTTTCCTTCTGGTAGGCGCGATAGATCTGGGAGACCACGAATTTGGAGGTCTGATCCTTGCGCTTCGAGATCAGCAGCACCCCGAACTTGGGGACGGGCTTCAGGCCGCCAAAGGCGATTTCCTCATACGCCTGCGCTCCCGTGGGGAGCGTCGTGTCCGTGCCCGTGGCGTACGTCCCATGCGGAATCAGGAGCTGAAGCTTCGCGCAGTCCGATTCCTTTAGCGTGACGGCAATCGAATCAACCTCACCGGTCATCACGGCATCGATAGGCAGCGTCTCCTGGTCGGCCATCGTCTCTTCCACCTTCGCCCCGATGTCGAGATCGGTAACACCTTCGAGCGCCCCGGCAAAGAGATAGGTAGGAGCCAGTGCCACGCAGGTCCAAACCACCGTCCCATCGGTGATTGTTGTGCCCAGTGTCGGCGTCGCTCCCCAGGTAGGTGCAGGCGTGCCGGTTGTGCCCGCCGTGGTGCACTCCCACACGTTCGGCGCCGTGTTGCTATCCAGAATCATCGTGCCGGCCGTCACGGCAAGATCGGTCGTCCATGAGGGCTCGGTGGGGGTTCCGTCCGCACCAATGACGTGCCGCTTGCCGGTGGCCGGGGCGCACACGTTCAAGTAGAGCCAGCCGGGTCCTTGGTGGATCAGGGTCGGGGTTGGAGTTCCGAGTGCCATATTGCCTCCTTAATTTTCTTCCATCTCCGCCACAACACTCATGACGGCCGCGCGTCCAAATCCGCCCCGCGCCAGGCGGCGAACCTCGTCGTAGGCGACGTCTTCCACTTCCAAACTATCGAGCGATCCGGCAATCGGCAGGCCCGGAGCGGATGAGCCGGCCGCTAAGCCGCCCATGGGCGGCAGGGGCAGCACCGAATAAAAATCGCTCGTCGTCAGCTCCCACGCCGAATACAAAACCCGGTCGATCGCGAGCACGTAGTCTTCCAGCATGTCCGCACAGGTTTCCGGATCCTGATGGGCCACAGCGATCGAAAGGTAGAAGTTGGCGGCATAAGGGCGCGTCAACTCACGCTCGCGGGCATTCTGCTGGCGCTCCGTGGTGAGCAGCAAGGCGGGAAACTGCTCAAGCGTCTTGGCGGCGCGATGGAAGGTGACGATGTTGGGATAGTTGGCGCTGGCGTTGACGCTCGCGAGCGCCGCTGCCATGTCGCGATAGATGATCGCGAAGAGCGAGTACTTCAGGGGCTTGGTGAACTGCGCCGCGTATTTGGATTGCCAGCTCATCCGACCAACCCTTCACTGCGGATTTGCAGGAGCTTCTGGCCGATACTGCGGGCCTCTTCCGGCAGAATGCCCTTCAAGCCCCGGCTGCTCGTCACACCGAAGCCGACCTGCCGCGCGATCAGCGCCCCGTAGCCGAGCATCTTGCTGGTAATCTCATTGGCTAAAAAGCGGTTGTAGACAAACATCGGGCGAGGCACGAGGCCCCCCTCGGCCGCTTGCGAATCCGCCAGGCGTTTCGCCGCTTCCTTGGTTCGCGCAATCACCTTGCGCGCCCCGGCGGCTTTGAAATTCACTTTGCCGCCCGTGCCAAATTCGTGGAAAAGCGCGTAGGGAACGTCTGAGCCCCACACCAGCTTGCGAGGCTTGATCTCCTCGCGATGGTCTCGGCCGCCCTTTTGAAACGATTCCATCAGATGGCCGCTGACCTGGAGAATGGGATGCGCCGATCCGCGCGCTTTGATGGTGGAGCGCGCCAGCTCTTTCCACGTTACGCCCTCGGATTTACCCTCGCTCTGGAATCCGCCGATCACGTAGGGCTCCAGCACGTCCCCAGCGATCTCGGCAAAGGCCGGCTTCCAGTTGCCGATCTTCTCCACAAATTCGCGATGGAAGAGGCTGAAGCTGCCCCTCTTTCTTCCATACTCCCAGTGCAGTCCGAATTGGAAGTTCAAACCCATCAAAATTCCTGGTTGCGCCCGAAGGCGCGATTCTCGCCGCGCTGGCCTGGCGTGCTCTTGTCCGTCTCCGCCCCGCCGATCGAACCCCATAAGCGGGATGGCACCCCGAAGAAGGCGTCGTATTCGCCTTTCGAGACATCGGCCATGACCTTCTCGTAGTTTTTCCTCCGGCCGGCCACCGTCGAGATTTCCCCGGGCTGAAGCGTCACATTCCCTTCCAGCGCACGGCCGAGTTCACCGATCACCACATCGGCATTGCGCAGGGTCAGCCAGTTCGCCTGATCGGGAGTCAAACTGACCCCTCCCGGAGGGTTCAAAGGGTCGAATCCCCGCTTCATCAGGAGGGCGCGGATTTCCGCCCCGTATTGATCGATCCAGGCCTGGATCTGGATATCCTGGATCGACCCCGGAGCGTTACGCTGGAAGCTCGGGAAAGCGTTGGTCACGTCGGTGATTTGGCAGTAACCCATTATTTCTTCGCTCCCGGAGCGTCTTCAACTGTCCCCAAAGCCGCTTCCTTTTCCTTCGGATATTGGGCGATGGGTTTCTTCGAAACCGGGTCTTTGAGCCCCACAAAGATTCCCGCGACGTCCTCTTCGAGATGATGGATACCGCGCCCAAATAATTTCGCGCCATGGGCAATGGGATGCAACACTTCGACCGCGACCTTTTCCACCGGCGCTGTTTCCGGGGCTTTTTTCGTCTCTTTGTCCGCCACGTTGCCTCCTCGAAAATCGAAATTTGAAACTCCGGAAACTGGAAACCCGAACTTCGAATTTCCAGTTTCCGCCTTTCCTAGATCGGGTTGACCCACAGAAATGCCGCGTTCGGTTCGACCATCACCGTGTCACGGTATTCCTCGGAAATAAAAATGGTCAGCCGGCCGTGCTCGTCGCGGACCGTCCGCAACGGGAAGTACTCGGACTTGGGCCGGAAGATGTAGCCGAAGTTCGGCGTGAGGGGCGCCGGGGCTCCCGTGCAGTAGTAGAGGAGCGCGATCGACGCGCCCGGCGCGCTTGGCCAGTTGTAAGCCAGGGCGTCGGTCTCGCCTTCCGGGCTGGTCAGGCCGATGTTATCGACCACGATCACCTTCTCGATGTCGAGCGCCGACGCCAGGTTCTGCGGGCTGATCGGCTTGTCGAGCAGGTTTTGGGTGTATTTGATGTAGTCGCGCGCGATGGTGTTGGTGCGAATGGCGCGATACACCGGCCGGGGCAGTAGCAGCCGCATGCGCTCGGAGCCCACCCCGATCGCTTGCTGGATGGTTTCGATTTGCGCCAGGATGGCGGCAATGGGGTCCGCCGTGCTCGCCCCGCTGCTCATGTACGACCACTGGTTAGTCGTGGTGAGCGTGGTGTTCTGGGTGATGTTGCTGGTGGTGATGAGGTTGATAACTTCCAGCTCCCGCGCCAGCGCGATCAGGCCCTGCACGAAGTTGCGGTACTGGATATCGACCTCAGCCGGGTTGTCCGCGTTATTACGCACAGCGTCTTTCAGAGGGGATTCCACGCCGTGGCCCTTGGCGTCGAAATAGCCATAGGGCTCCATGCTCAGGTTGTACGACCGGGGATAGCCGCCCGAATCGAGTGAGTCAATGACCGCGCGAAATGCCTGCTTCGAGTATTTCGCGAATTTATTGGAGAGGCTGTCCGTGCCGACAATGGGAAAGACCTGGTCGGCGACAAACATCCGGTTTTGATAGGCCACGCTGATGCGCGTATCGAGCGCATCAACGTGGACAATTTGCTTATCCATGGGACCTCGGAACTGGTAGGGCCGAGCAGCGCTCGGACAAGGCCGAAGGCTCTTCGGCCCTACGCCCCGCGCCTCGTTTATGCCGGCATCGAAACGCCTCGCGGGGCCTTTTGTTCACCGCGCGCTGCCGGGCACGCGGAAGGATTGTGTCTAGCCGTTAATCACTAGCCACGACCCACTGCCGCTACACCGTTTCCTTGTGGGGGTTGACGTCGCCATAGACCACATCGCCCTGATTCGAGCACGCCGTATCGGCGATAGCGACCACCCAGATGGCGGTTCCCCCGGCGAGGTTGAGTGTGACGACGCTCGCCACCTGGCCAAGATTATTCGCCGAGATCAGCCGGTCGCCCCGCGCCACGGCGCCGGCGGCGATCATCTGGCTGCGCCCGCGCACCCGCACGGTGCGCTTCTGCCCGGCCGGCGAGGCGGGCATCGAGTTGGCAGGCCAGGCTGTGTTGCTGATGCCCGTGTACACGCCCTTCGCGTAGACATCGGACCCGTGCGGAACAATTCCATCCTGGATCACTCCCAGGGGCTGATCGCCCTGGGCACCGGTAAGCACAAAGCCGTCCTTGTAGGTGCTCGATTCAGCCTTGACCACGCTGAACTGGCCCACCTGGACGGTGCCTTCATAGGTATAGCCACGATCGTCTTCAAATGGCATCGCATTTCTCCTTCCTCGGGACTTGAGATTCGGGTTTCGGGGCTCGGGTTTCGGGGCTCAGTTTTTTCCGAACCCCGTGTCCCGTATCCCGTATCCCGGCCTTGCTACCTGTGCGTCTCGACCTTTTCCCAACCCTCCGCCATGGCGGCGTTCCACAGCTTCAGTCCCTCGTCGGTGCGGACTACGTTCAGCTCCGCCACATCGCGGGTTTCGTTCATGTCCTTCATACGCTTCGCGATCGTCTCGCTCAGCGCCTTGGTAGCGGGCTTATCGCCTTCCTCGGCCGGGCGAACGACGCCTTGCGAGGTGAGATCAACCACCGGCTTGCCGTCCTCGATAAACGCCTTGAAGGCAGTCTCATCAGAGAGGCAAAGCTTGGCCGCTTGCTGTAAGGCCACGGGGTGAATCTTACCCGCTTTGAACGCTTCCGCCACGCGGCCTTCGGCGGCCAGGGCGCGCCGGGTTGCGCTAGGCTTCACTTTGCCCGAGTCCACCAGCTCGTCAAGCTTCACCGTGTCGATCTTGCCCTTGTCATTCACCGTTTCCGCCAGCAGGGCGGATTCGGTAACCGTGCCGCGCTCGATCAGGGTTTTGATCTCGGCAGGCGCTTTGCCCGCCGCGCCAATTTCGGCCAGCAGGGTTGTACGGCCCTTTGCCTCGGCAGCGTGGCAGGCTTCCTCCGGGGCCATGTCCATGCCCAGATGCTCTTTCGCGTGGGCTTTGAGTTGCTCTTCCGGAATGTGGCCGACGACGCTGTCGCCGTCAAACACCAGGTGCTTACCGGCGTTTTCGCCATCGGCCTGCTTCGCGATCTTAAGCGTGTTCATGTTTCCTTCTCCTTTTTCGCCGGCATGGCCGGAGATGTTTCGATCGACGTGCACCATTTGCGCTTCCATAAGCTCGAACCCGGGCTCGCTCAACTGCACCTCGGGCATTTGCAGAATCACCGGGCGGTTAGTGAGGGCCACCGTCGAGAGCGTAACCCCCTGAGGCTTTCCCGTCTGCGGGTCGATGCCCGGCCCGAAGGCCGGACTGGTATAGCGATATTCCTTGGCGGCGATGAACTGCCGCGCGCGGTCGGTGGGTTCGTAGGCGCCCCACATAATCCAGCGCTCGACGCCCTGCGAGTCCGTGAACTTTTCAGGCTCCATCAGCGCCGTAACTCGGCCGGCGCTGGGAATGGGATCAGCGATCTCGGCGCCCGTCTCGCTTTTGTGATCGTAGTCCACATTGATTTCGCCGTTCGCTTTCTTGGCGAAATTTTTGATCATGCTGCACATGTCGGCGAGCGTGACGGTAATCTCCTGCTTCCCCTCCGCCGTTTGCTTGACCCAATGGCCGGTGATCGCAATCGGCAATCGCGGCTGCGAGCCGTCGATGCCCAGGGCAAAATCGGAAAGCGTAAAGACCAGGCGCGGGGTTTCACTGGCCGTGTCCTTGGGCCATTCGATCCCCGCCTCTTCGTAAAGCTTGCGAAGCCTTGCTTTGGCCCCCTCTTTGTCCGGCCCGCCGTAGGGGTTCCCGCGGGAGTTCTTGAACAGCGCTGCATGGGCGGCACCGAGTAGACGTGGGTCGAGCTTGCCATCCTCGCCGCTCACCGGCAGATGCTGCCCTTCCGGGACTAAATATCGAATCGCCATGTTTGCCTCATGTAGCGCCGGCCTTTAGGCCGGCCAACGCCGGGCTCAAGCCCGGCCCTGCGTCAGAACGCTTCCAGGACCGGATAAAATTGCATGGTCGGCTGTGTAGTGCAGTTGCCATTGCTATAGGTTGTCGAATACTGCACGGCCGTTCCGGCGGCCGCCACGAAGGTCAATCCTGTCGGGCCGCTGGTGTATGGCACCATGCCCAGGGTCCCCGGCCCGCTGCCTACGGTGTAGAGACCGAGATTGACGGTCTGCGCGGACGCCGCGTTGGGATCCTGGAAAATAACACTTACCTGCATGGTAGCCTCTCCCGCCGCCGAGCAGGTCCCCCCCGATCCCACTACGGTCTCAGTGAGGTACGAGCTGAAGTGATAGGTGGTATTCACCGCGGGCGTCACCATCGTCGTTGCGGAGATCGATGCATGCCCGGCGGCCGGCAGAGGCTGCGTGTAGATCTCGGAGGGTTGTGCCTGGGTAAACGTCCCGCCCGTGCCGGTGAGGGTCACCACAAAAGTCCCTTGTGAGGAAGTGACGGTAATCGCCCCGGTGCGCGTGCCGAGCGCGCCGGGCGTGAACGTCACGGTGATGGTGCAGGTGGAGCTGGCCGTCAGTGTCCCGCCACAATTGGTGGCCGGGCTCGTGGAATCGGTGAACTCGGTCAAGTCGCTGCTATTGGTAGTCGGTGTAACCACGATCGAAGTCATCGAGGACGTCGACGCGGCCGTCAAGGTGATCGTCTGCGTGGGCTCTGAAGCCGCCAGAATGCCCGCACCAAACGTGAGCGACGTCGGCGACACAGAAGCTGCCGTGCCGAACAAGAGAGTGGGGAGCAAGTAGAACAGAGCAAGCAGCAGGACCGCCCGTGCTCTTAATTTCCAGTTTCCAGTTTCCAGTTTCATCGTTTTCTCCTTTACTCCAGAATTACCGCGCCTTCGTCTTCAAACACCGGGATGATCTGCCCGCGGCAGGCATCGCCGCCGTCGCAATCGTCGCCCGGCTGCCAGTCGATATCGTCGTAGCTTGGCCATTCGGTGCCATCGCCCTTTTCACAGTTCTCGCAGGTGTTGCGGTCCATCACCTCGCTGCGCACATAGCTCGCGATCTCCTGCCCCAGTTCGCGGAAGGCATTATCGCGTCCACCAGCCACCGCCCCGCGCCCCGCTTCGTCCGCCAGGCGGGAGAGCCAGCCATCGCTCGCATCGCTGATGTCGCTCGCTACTTTGTCCACCAGGTCGCTGCCCTCGACGCCATCGCGCATGTAATCGAGCGTGCGCGCGAACACCCGCTTGGTCAGCTCGTTTTCCCAATCGCTGATCGTGGCTTGAGCAGTGAAGCTGACCGGTTTCTTGGTGGCTTTTGCCTCAGTCATCTGGACTTTTGAGTTTTGAACCGGCACGTTCTTTGGCCGCCCCGTGGCCTTGCGCCGCTCGGCGTACACCTGTTCATGCCCATACTTGTGGGCGACGCTCAAAACCTTTTCCAAGCGGGACTGCATGGCGTGGGGAACGACGGCACTGGCATTGCGAATATCAGCCACCTCACGCCGCGCCGCGTCAGAAGCCAGCGCCTTCACATAGCCGGGCATGCCCGCCTTCAGCACCCGCTTGACCTGGCGTGCCGTGGTGTCGGCGCGATCGACGTGGCCCTGGAAATCGTGCTTCTTCTCGACCGCCTTCAGCTCGCGTGACGGCCCCTCCGCCATGGTTTGTTTCTGCGGCTTTTGCGTGCTCTGTGGTGAATTCTTCTTCCCCTGCGACACACCATTGTCCGGTGTTTTCGTTCCCCCCTTGGGTGCATCCTCGTCGGGAATCGTCTCGGCGCCTTGCTCCATCTCTTGAATGCGGCGTACAATGGGTGCATACTTCGGTCGCGGAGTGCCATCGATCGGTGGAAGCCCCAGCTTCCGGGCAATGTAGTTGTCGCGGTCCTCGGTGGTTTCGAGCATCCCGACGTTGGCGCTCGCGAGGTCCTTCACCACACTGAGGGCGTCAAGCCAGTTGATGGCCGGAATGTTCTGGCAAATCACCTTGGGATAAGCGAATGTGCGGCCTGACTGAAACCGGAAGTTGTGATCCACCAGCCGCCGCACGGTTGTGGACTCAATGGCCTTCGCGATGAACCGCGCCAAGGCTTCCTCGGCGAGCAAAAAGAAATCGAGCTTCACGTCACCCAGGGCGCGCGATCCCGAAGCTGTTTTGCCCAGCGACATGAAATCCGTCATGGTCGCCACAAAGATTTGCTCGTCGTAAAACCGAATCGAGTTGGTCAGATCGATCGCGCGGCCCTCGATGCCCTGTAAAGTAAATTCCCACTGGTAGGGAAGGGAGAGTCCGGTGCGCTCGTTAGCGGTCAGGTTCTCGGCCCACTGCCAGCTCTCCGCTACATCCGCGGGGCTGGCATTGGGACCTTGCTTGATCACCGGCACGGCCAGGCGGTTGCGCTCCGCGCCAATCGCGTCAACCCGCATGAGCTGCTGCTTGAAGTACCACGGTAGGTAGGCGGTGCGGTTATTCGACCAGCCGTAGAAGTTCGCGCCCTCGGAGTTCATCGCGAAATAACAGAGCTTCCACGCATCCACCGGAACGATCTCCACCATCTGTCCGCGATAGCCGAACTGTATTAACTGGTAGAGTGTTTCCCCATCCGGCTCGGTTACAAATTGGTAAAACGTCCGGGCCAGGCGCGGAGCGAGGCGCCGCAAACGAATCTGGCTCTTGTCGGCATCGATGGCCCACAGATCCTCATGCGCCGAGCATCCGTAAGGGTCGCAGAGCAGGGCATTGCGCAGGATATTCTCGAAGGTCTGCGTGTGCTTTTCGCCGGAAGCCGTGTCCGTCTCGAGCCCCCCCATCAAGTTTTCCTTAGCGAGGACTGCCGCCTCTTTCGATATCGGGTCGTCAGCGCCCGGCTGGATGTCCCAGTCTGCCGCCAGGATGGGCAGCCGGCGAGCGGATTCCGCGGCATAGACTGCGGCATCGGTCCGGCGCATCTTGTCGTAGCGCTGGATCGCCTGAAGGCCGCGCATCTTGGGGTCGTACTCACCGATGTCCTCGACAAAGCCCGCGAGATTGGCCGTGCCGGAGAGACCTTGTGCCGCCTGGTCCACATCAACGTTTTCGCGCGCCTGCTGCTTCTCCGCCTGGCTTGGCCGCTGGATCACGCCGCCCGGCCCCACGCCTTGCTTGGCGGGCTCGACCACAACCTTGGGCATATGGGTGGGGCCGACAAACCCGCGCTCAACCATATCGGGATTCCCCGCCCGATCGGGAGGCATCAAGGCGTTGCCATTCGTAGTCGCGCCGAAAAACTTCCGGATTTTGTCCGTCCAAGCCATCGTCAGAATTCCACAGCCACGCGCTCCAGGCTGAACTCGTGCGACCTCGGCACGCCTGCCATGTAGCCGTCCGCGAGCGATGCCTGCGGCCCTTCCGCCGCTAAATCGGCCATGGCTTGCGACCAAAAGGCTTCAGCGTGAGACCACGCTTTTTTCTTGCTGCCACCGCCAGCGGGGCTGTCCACCTCGATGCGCGGGGCGTCGAATGTGACCGCGGTCGACGTTTGCTCGCGCTTGATGGCCATCAGCTCGCCGCGCACTTGCGCATCGTGCGGAATGCGGTTCTTATGCTGCTCGTACCGCCGCTTCATGCCGGTGGCCATGGCGATCTTGATGGCCACGGTATCCGCCAGGCCGCTGCGCACCCGGGCGGTGGCGTCGCCCTGCTCCATGCGCTTGATGCTGCCGGCAAAGTTCACGCCCATGACGTGGCCGGGATAATTGGCGTTGAATTTTTCGTAAAGCGGAATCCCGAGGCCGGTGGAGTCGAGCGCCGTCCGGTCCGCCAATTTGACCAGCGGCATCAGCGCGTGCTCCTGATCGAAGTGCCCGGCCCCCAATTCCGCCTCGGGAATGAAGAACGGCATGTTATGCAAGTACAAAACCAGCCGGCACCACGCGACGTCACCCACATCCTCACGCAGCCACGCGCAGGTGCGGTCGCCCGATCGCCCGAAGTCGATTCCGAGCGATAGCCTGCCGCCCGTGCAGCGGTCGAGTACCGCCTGCATATTGAACTCGCGGTAGTCGCTGACCACCACGCCGTCGCACGCTGCATCCTCGGCGTTCGCCACCAGGTCGAGCGTTAGCCACGCACCCATGGCCTTCAGGAAGATGCAGAGAAATTCCTGGTTAAAGGCGTCGTCATCGCCCTTAAACAACTGCCGCATGCGATCCACACTGATCGGGCATCCCTGCGCGACGGCCTTATGGATGTCTAGCCAGTGCCAGCTCCAGTCGCCATCTCGCAGAGGATTGATGGGCGGCTCCACGCCTTCGGCAAATCCTACAGCCTTGGCGAGATCGTAAAACTTGCCCTGTTCGCCGTTCGGAGTTGAGAGCATGCGCAGCCTGCCGCCGCGAGCCAGGCCGCGCGCGACAGCGGCGAAAATCTGGTGTGAAAGTTCGACGTGGGCGAATTCGTCAAAGGTGGCGTTGCCGGGGAAGCCACGCGCCGTGCGGGGATTGCAGGGACGCCCGATAATGCGAGAGCCGTTCGCGAAGTCACACCGATGCTGAATAAGATCGGTCCTGCCCAACTCATCGGCGAAGGGCTCTTTATAGAGCTGGGCGGTGAACTGCATCGCGTCCTTGACCGTCCCGATACCCTTCTCGAAGTACTCGATCACCTGGTCATCGCCAGCGCTGGTGTACAACCAGGTCGAACCCGGCATTTCTAAACAGTTCAGCGCATCGTCCACCGCGCAACCAAAGGTGAAACCGGTGCGCGCGCTTTTAACTGCCCCCTTGAACGGTGCCTTATCCTCGACCCAGCGTGCTTGGTAGGGATAGAGAGGAATCGTTGGCGGCAGCTTTGGGCGGCAGTCCGAAGACACGCTCACGGATGTGGTTGATGTCGTCAACCGTGAGGGACTTGCCGTTTTGGATTTGCTTTGCTGCTTCATCCGTCGCTTCTTTCACGTCCTGCTTAAACTTGGCGATCTGCATTTCCACGCGGCTGCGTTCCAATTCGTTCTTTTCCTTTTGCAGCTCGTTACGCCTCTCCAGCGCCTTCATCCTGCGCTCTTCCAGGTCCAGCCGGCGCTCGTTTTGCGCGTAAGCCACCACGTCAGCGGCTTCCATGGGCGCGCCGCGAAACGAGGCGCTGGCCATCTTCTGCGTCAGGAAACCCTTGGCCAGCTTGGCCGCCTGGATGTGGGGGTTCTCCTCGATCAGCTTTTCGAGATCCGCGCCCCATTCGCTCGCCCAGCGCAGGTCCTGGGTGTCGTGGTAAATCTTGAGCGCGTTGCCCAGCGTGCTGTTGGGCACCACAATCCGGTGCTTGACTTCCAAGCCCCGGCGCATCTCCTCCAGGGTCTTCCCCTCTTCGTCCCAGGCTAGAACGTCCACCTGGACCTGGTCGGTCTGCTTTTCCAGCCACGTTTTGCGGGAGGCCGTGCCCATTTATTTTTCTCGCCGCTTCAGTCCCTGCGTCTCAGCTAAATCCGGCATCTTGCCGATATCGATCCGGTCGAGGCCCGCCGCAGTGAGCGTGATCCCCAGGATGGCGTTCGCTCTTCTCTCCGTGTTGCCGCGCCGCAGCTCCACCCAGTTCCAGTCCTCCATGACACGCAGATGGAAATCGAGCTGGTCGGGAACCATGCTCGCGTGCATCAGGTCCAGCGCGTCAAAGAGATCCTCGAAAAGAATTTCCTGACCTACGCCGCCCGCGGGATGTTTCAGCAGCGCGCGCAAAATCTTCATGCGCTGCTGATTGTGGTGCAGTCTCATCATCTCGTCGCTCATGCCGCCTCCTCGCGCTTGCGGCCCTTGGAATCGGCTAACTTTTGAGCTTCCCACTCATCCCACAAGGCCCGAATGCTAGTTGAGATCAGTTGCTGCTCGCGGGTGATTTTCTGCTCGAAGCGTTCCGCCACGCCTGCCACCTGCTCGACTGCAATCACCAGGCGCTCCTGGAAGGGCGTGATCGATTTGAGGTACTCGAAATACTTATCGATAGCGAGGGTCCCGAGCCTCAAGATTACGAGGAGAGCCAGACCGAGCACCACGATCTCGTCAATCCCTTTCGTCAGGATGTTCCATAACTGGCCCGTCATCATCATTCCCCCCAGTAAGCGGCTACCTAGCTCTGCGCTGGGCTAGGAGCCCAGTGCGCGAGGATAGCGTATGCCGCCCCCACTATCACAGACGCCACGGGGTGATGACCAAGCGCGCCCTGCACCTGCGGAGCAACCGCAACTGCCGCCGCAACTATGATCGGAATTAAACTCAAAATATATTTCTGCATGTTGCCTCCTTTGTCACTCGCCACTTGTCACTGCTTTCAAATCCGCTTCGAGCGTCGCCAGGTCGACCATCAGAAAAGGTCTCCCACACGAGACATCAATGCGCAGAACCACTCAAGCCACTCGGGGCATTGATGTCCCCCCCCGCTAAAGGGACCGTGGCGCTCGCCTCATTGGACATGGCTGAACACGTCGAGGCAACGCACGCAGCGACTGTGTAGTAGTAGCTGGATTGCGCCGTGACGTTTGAATCCGTGTAGGTGCAGCTCGTGCCCGTGCACGCGGCGGTGAGCAGCGCGGAGTTAACCGGTGTGGCCGCTTCCGCGCCGGAAGCCGAGCCGCGATAGACGTTGTACCCAAGCCCCGTGTAGGTCGAGGTCGACGCCGTCCAGACCAGAGTGACGCCGTGGGCTGTGGCCGTTGCCCTGACCTTGCCCTGCTCCTGCCCGCCTATCGCGATGGGCAGGAGGGCGAAAAGCAAAAGCGCTAAAATCTTCTTCATGCTGCTCTCCTTTACTTCAAGCCTTGACTCTCAGCTTGGCCAGCCTTTTTCGGCTTCCTCCTGCTTTCGAGGACCACTACTTTCGCGCGGAAGACCGTTACGGTAGCGGCGAGCCCACGGGCTTCCACCATTCCCGGGAAGTGCCGAAAGGGAGTGGATTCAGTTCTCCCATCGTTCATGTCACTTCCCGTGTGCGCATCGACGTAATACTCCATGGGTCCACCTCGTAAGCCGGGCTGTCCTATCTCAGCGGCCTGAACCGCCCGTCGCCCTTTACAATTTTGTTGAACTGGTGCTTGAAATACGCGGCGCCATGAGGCTTGAGGGTCGTCGATGATCCGGTCAAGCTCGCGGCAGCAGCGGACGCCGGTACCTGGGCCGCAATCTCCGCAACCACCCCAGCGACGACTTGCACGATGGCCGTGATTTTATCGCCCGTCGCGGCGTTCTTGACTTGTGCGGCGGATTCGAGTTGTGCCAGGTTGGCTTGGACGGCCGCTATGCCTGCCTGGATAGCCTGAAGGTTAGTGACGGTCGGCGAGGACTCGAATGTTTTGGTTGTTGCTGATATCGCGGCGAGGCCCGTATTGATGAGCGTAACCACCGGAACCAGCGCCGGATCGACCACCGCCACCAGGCTCAATGCGATCGATGCGCCTATTTCCGCGTCATTTTCGACGGTCGTGACCCAACTGGGAACCGCACAAGCGCCGAGCCAGATGGCGCTAGCGAGCACTGTTGCCAGAATTGCTTTTCTCATGTTCACTCTCCTTCTGAATTTTGCTGACCACGGTCAGCGCGTACATAAACCAGATAACAATAAAGCCGATATAACCCGCCCACTGGTTAGCGTCCCTCATTGGCCGATTTCGGGATCGCAGCAAACGCCGGGCTCGGCGCGGACCGCCGCGAGTTTTTCTTCCAGAACGCGGACCGTGTCGGCGAACCGGTGGCCCATGTCGGGAAGCTGGCAGCCGATGAAGGCCTCCGCCCACTCATGGTCCGTCATCACCTTCGGGTCCTTCATACACTCTTCTCCATCTCCGGGCCTGGGTCCTTGCCGGTGACGTACCAGGCAAGCGCGCGCGGATCGTCCAGGCGATAGTCGCGCACGGCGCGGATCAGTCTCGCGGCGTCGTACTCGGGCTCCGTGGAATATCCACATGCCGAGGGATTCTCGGGGGTTTTTGGCCCGAGTAGCGCCGCAAATTTCTGCCAATTGGCAATCGGGGCGGCTGCCGGCGCCGGTCCAATGCCGGCACCAGGTTGAGCCTGGGTGGCAGCCGCCCCTTTCGGGGGAGTAACTTGCGGATTCTGATTTTTCTCTTCGTCCAATTGGGCAGCAGCGGGCTATAGCCACCGCCGCCCTCAATCCTCACTGATCAGGCGAGGTTGATTCTCCGCTCGTCGCGTGAGCCGGGCGGCGGAGCCTTTTGCGGTGATGATTTAGTCGATTCGAGATCGTCGCCGGTGTCACTCCCAGATACATCGCGGCCCGCAATTGCGTTTCCGTGTGTTCAATTGTTTTGCTGATAATTTCGTCCACAATTTCATTCAAAGAACCAGGGAGCGTTATAGCGATCTCGAACCGAATCTCTCTCACGCGCTCATTATTTGAATGGTTCATAGAATGTTGTCAATCCCCATGCCAGCGGGAATTATAAAAACTAAGCATAGAACTTATAATTTTGCAGCCTGCATGTGCTATTTCACCGGCCGATCCGTCTGCTCGCGCAGGTAACACCGCGCCTCGTCCCAAATTTCAGCGTAGCCTTCGGAGAACGTTTTGTAGAGGTCGCGCTTCATTTTCGCGGGCAGCACGGAGTAGCAGGGAAAGCAAAACGACATCCTCTGCCTCTTCCGCGCCCCGCACACGCACCTATCGTCCATGAGAACCCGCCACGCCTCGTCCACTAACGATTCACTCAGCGGCATAGCCCCTCCCGCCCTTCAATGATTCAATGACCCGATGACTCAATCTTCCTGAAAATCCATCTCATCCTGCATGGAGCAGCCTGATACTCGTCTTCTGCATCGTCATCAGAAGGGAAAACAAACGATTCGTACTCAACCTGGAATCCAAGTTCCGCAGCTTTCGCCTGCGCGATCCGCCCCGCCTCGCCCCAGCCGCCCTCGGCCGGCAACTCGAACGACCCGAGGTAGAGTTCGCTCGGGAAGCCGATCTCCGAAATTGTGGGATACCCGCGCGCGATCGCTGCCGCGCGCGCCGCCTCCGAGATAAACCCGGTGATCTCCACCGGAGGTCCCGGATATTCGGTCACCAGGATCCGTTTCGATGGCGGCAGCACCCAGACTTCGCAAGTCATGGCTCGCCTCCCGGCAGCGCCTGACGGTCACTTCGGCGACTCATGTTGCGCCGCATCAGGCAGAGGTATCGCCAGCCTTTTTCATCCGTGTCCCCATACTTCAAACCAGCGCGAATCACCCGGGCTTGGTGCGCAAATTCGATACATCCGAAGCAGAGGCCCACCCGCACCGTTCCCCGGCTGCCAGAGTCCAATGCTACATAAACTCTAAAGTCCAGGACGGGCTCCGCTACGCGGCAAGCAGCGCAAACTTTCGAGGGGATCTCAATATCATTCCTTTTGCTCATCCAACAGCTCTCTCCACTTTCGATGGGACCTTGTCAGGAAAACGGCTGGTTTCGGCCTTGCGCTTGTGGTAGCTGCACATCGGCTTCTTCACGCCCTGAACGGTCACGATGAACGTCCCGTCCCGCTTGCAAGGCTCGCCGGCGTAATGTCCGCCGCTGCCATCGTCAAATTTTTCGCTGCATTTGGGATAGTAGCTCATCATGTTCACCCTTTAGCCTTTGCGTGCGTAAAGCGCGTCCGGACTTCTTCGAGCTTGTGCTCATAGACTCCGTCAACCGAGCTGTCATCGCCCGCAGCCGCGATTTCCTTACGCGCGATCTGCGACTGAATTTCCTCGCGCAGCGCCCGGAAGTGTGCGGGCGTCATGCCGTCGAGCGCGACCTGGAACCGGTCCATCAGCCGCGTGGTCACATAGGTCTCCGCCTGGTCGCCGCACAGCGCCCGCGCCAGCTCGTGAATCTTCCTGGCGCGCCACTCCGCCGCGTTCCCCGTCTGCTCCCAGATGCACTTTTGCAGGAAGCGGATTTCCTGCTCGTAGAGGCTACTCCAAGAGGCAGCCATCTTGTCGTCGCACTTGATAAAGAGGGTCCTTCCCTCGAGCCGCGCAAACCGTCCGCCCTTCTTCCGGTAGAACTCGCGAAGCTGCTCATTCGTCCACTCGATACGCAGCCGCTTCTCGCAATCCTTTGCCGACTCATTTTCCAGCGGCTCGCCCGACAGCTCGGCGGAGATCTTCGGCCACTCGGCAAACAGCCCGTTAAGCAGCCTGCGGCGCTTCTTTGCCTTTTCCTGTGGACTCATGCTCATCAGAAGTTCATCTTTGCGTCTATCGTGTGCCGGTATTGCTCAAGGTCGAAATAGCGCCAGCCTTGGAAACCTGAGTAGTAAACGTGCCTGCCGCGAAAGAACTTGAATGGCGGCCGGCAGACCGCAACCCAGTTGTCATCCCGCAGGTGCCATTCCTTCGCCAGATCCTCTCGCTTGTAGAGTGTGACCAGGTCCGCGAACTGGCCAACATTGCGCTCAATGCGTGCGATCTCAAAAGACCCGTAGAGCCTGCCCCGGAAAACAAACCACAGATGCTCGACAGGTTTGCGTTTCGGCTCGCCTCGGCCCAACTGGAAGACGTAGAAGCCTGAGTTGTTGCGGCACATCGACCCGTAAGCGGTGACATCCTGGTCTTCGGCATCAAACAGAGCTACGGGCGCAGGGGAATGCGGATCACTCCAGGTCTGTGTATGCGCAAGAAACTGGTGCACGCGGCGCGCTCGCCGCCAGCTCTCGATAGTCTTGATAATGTCCGACATCTCTCAGTGCCTCTGTGTCTTCGTGGTGAACATTGACGGCCGTTGCCCTTCCTCGGCCAATATCTCTTCCCACTCCCGCTGCACCTCGTTGCCTTTACCTCGCATCGGTTTTTTCCATTCGTCCAGCGGGTCGGCAACGTAGCGCGGCAGGAACTTGATCCACGCCCACGGTTGCTCGGAGAGATTGATGGCGCGCGAGTAGAACCGATTCCTGATGGCGCGGCGGATGACCACGAAGCTCCACCCGGGGTTCGCCTGTAGGAAGGCGTGCAGAGCCTTTGCCGTTCTTGCCATATCCGGCGCGGGCAGTCCATCGTTGTAGCGCCGGTACATCCAGTCGATCTCGCGCATCAGCTCCTGATGCCGTGGGTCGGAAGTATTGCCGATTTTCGATTTGCGATTGTCGATGGACCGCATCAGTAGTCCCACTCCCGCCGCTGCTCGGTGAGTTGCTCGCGCGTGGCGTTCACCAAACCCAGGAAAAACGCATGGGATTCATCGCTGGTATCAAACTTCCGTTCGTGAGGCACGCCGTTCAGGTCTTTCCAGCGGACCAGCCACTTCCCGCGTTCTTCCCTCTCTTCCATCACCCCGCGCTGGATCGCGTGCCGTCCTTTGAGCGCCTCAGCCACCTCAGAGCCTCAGCATTTCTGCGGTGAGCGTCACCGCTCGCTCGCATAATCGCTTGCCCAGGTCCTCGTCGCGGACAAACAATTGCGACAGCTTGATGAGTTCCCAACCCTCGCGGAACAAGCGGTCATGGCATTCCTGCCGCTCGCCCTGGGTCTCGGGAACGAAATAGCCGAAAGGCTTCTCTTTCGAAGCGGCAATCAGGTACCTGCCCTCCTCCCGCAGCTTGGCAATCACCCGCTTCACTTCGCGCTCGCAGCCTTTCTGCTCTTCGAAGGTGCGTGGCACGAGCAACTGCGGCCATACGATGTCGATCACTTCGCGAATCCGCATCGCTTGCCCGAGGCCCCGCCGCGAAATAATCAAATCATGGATGCGCCGCTCATCCGCACTCAGCTTTGCCCGGAAGCCGGGATTGGGTGCGGTGAGAGCGAAGGTGCCAGGGCCGGCGGCCGGCGCATCAAGGCTTGGGAGGGTGTGAGTGCAGCGGGTAAATCGCTGCACCCCGTTCACTATCACCGGCCGCCAGCCCGTGTCGTCACAGAGAGAACAATCAGCCATCGGAATTCGGCTTTCGGCTACGCCGCATGAGCGAGCGCGGCTTTGATCACTTCCACTAGAGCGTTTTGAGTGTCGCCATTGATGGGAATGTCGCAGATCGTCACCCGGCAGCGCGCCTGGGATGGCACAGCCACTCCTGGCTGTGTTTCCTGCACCGGCAGGACTGCCGGTGGCACGGCCAGCGCCGTCTCGATCTTTGCAGCTTTTCGCTGCACTTTGTGCACCAGGCGGCTGCCATTTCTGTGAGCCCTCGCGCCGTTCGCCGGTAATCCGAGGCCGAGCCGCTTCACACGGATCGTCGCACCGGAGATGCCCATCTTCTCGCCGACCGCTGCATCCGACAGGTGCCAACTATGCACGTCTTTCCCCTCAAACACTGTGTCGGCCTCGACCCTCTCATCCCGACAAACGAAACAGAGCTTCATACTTGCGCCTTTCAATGACCCGATGGCCCGATGAACAAATGACCCGATTCCTAAAGCCTCACCACGCGCTTGCACAACTCCGCGCTGTAATGCCCTTGCCCGGTCAACGCCTCCACGGTCCGCAATTCTTCGATGGCGTGCGTCATGATGCCTTTGACCGTGTTATTCAGTTCGGCAACATTCCGAATGATGAACAGGCCGGGGTCGCGCGGGTTCGAACTCGACCCGATCTTCCACCGCAGGCCGCGCAGCCGCTTCACAATTTCCCGGATGCGCCGCGCCATGCGGCGCTCGGGAAACAGCTGCTGGTTCAGAACCGCCACAGTCACTTTGTTTGTTGCGCCCTGGCAGTGCAGCGTGAGGTAATCGAGGACCTTCGCCTCTTCCTCCGTCATCCGCTGGCAGTGCAGCGCGACATTCCGCCGTTGCGCCTGGTAGCTGGTGATTACGAGCGGCTCATCTGGAATCTTTGATTTTCGATGGTTGATTTTCGATTTGTTCATCGGCTCCATCCTATCGATCGATGTTTAGCCCGATAAAGGTGCGTGCAGGTGTGTTGTGCCCGGATGGCGCACCCGAGGCAGAGCGAAAAGCCAGCGTAGGTACGGTAATCGCGTCGAGAGCACCGCTGGCAGCGCTGCTCCTCCTTCATCTTTTGCCGATGCCGCCGCACCGCCTCGGTGTTGCTCATTCCTTCACTCCGTCCGCCTGATTGTCGGGATCGTCCACGATCTCTGTGGGCCTATCCAGAATCGCCGTGAGGCATAGGATCGAATGGCTGCCGCACGCCAGACAGTGACCGTTGGGGCCGCGCCGCGTGATCTGATTGCAGTTCACGCAGAGGATAGCGAAAGCCAAGGGCACGACGTCGATGGGATCAAACTCATGCCCGCAATCAGGGCAATGTATGTGCGCCAT